CTTGTAACTCCCTTCTGCTTGTTTTTTTCTTCAACATAACTGTAAATCATTTCTTTGAATTTTTCACTGTTCAAAAATTCAGTTAAATATTGAGTACTAACTCCCGACGGTGCGTCTACTTTGAATGTTACCGTGCCAGTATAATCTACGGTTTTATTAATTTGAGAATTAACTTTTGTTTGCGGTAAACTTGACTGAGTATTTTGGGCTCCAAAAATACTACTTCTTGTTATAGGTTGTGCCTTTTGTCCACCAGCAGGTGTCTGTACTTTAACACTACCACTTTTAGATGCATCTGATGGTGTAAATGTAGTTGCAAATCTTCTAAATTCAGTTTCTAATCCACTACCACCATAAGCACTTTTAGAAGCATCTTTAAGAACTGTCTTTAATGTATCTAAAGCTTCAGGACCTACATTTTTTGCTTTATTAATTAAATTATCCTCAAACACTTTTAACTTTTGAGAAAAGTCATCCGCACTTATTTTTCCTTCACCTTTAAGGGTAAATAAGTCTTTCATTGACTCTAAAGTAGAAGTTACCGCAGTTCTAACTTCTTCAGTCTTTGGTAAGTTACGTTGTAAACCTCCAGTTAATCCAGTAGATATTCTTCTAAATCCTTCAACATTACTAGTTACTTGTCTTGCAGATGCCGCGCCATAACTTGGCGCTGCAAGTATTGCTTTAACATCAGCATTAATTATTTGTAAAACACTTAATTGACTTCTTTGAATATCTTCTAAAGTTTTTGGTGCTTGGTCTTGTTGTTCTCTTAATTTTTTTAATTCTTCTTGGGTTACTTCTCCTAATTTTTTTGTTAATTCAACTTCACCTTGGTCATTTTTAATTTGAACAACATAATCATTGCCTTGTTTTACCGCCAAATTAGCTAAGAATGTCCTATCTTCTTCTCTTTCAAAATTCAAACTTGGACTAATTGTAGAAAGTCTTTTATCTAAATCTGCTGCAGATAAAGCCATTTTAGATAATTCACCCGCACCAATACCTGTTTCTTTACTAAGTTCTCTTATCGTTAATAAACCTTGAGGGTTAATTCTAAACGATTGTGTTTTTTCATCAAAATAAGTAAATTGTTTAGTCGCATTTATTAAACTATCTTGAATTGCGCCTGGGTCATTTAAAGCATCGTTCATTAATTTAAGTGGGTCACCTAAATCACCAACTGCAACTCCTAATCTTTGGAAAGCCGCAGCCGTATTAATTGCATTCTCAGGACTAATTAACTTATCTGCAAAGTCCAAAGTTGTTTTCATATCTATCCTCAACATTGAAGCCTGAGCCGCCATTCTAGTTAATCCCTGAACTCCGTCATTAAAATTAAATTTGGACATTGCATCCATATTCTTTAATACGTCCGCAGTAACCGTTTTAGAATTTAAACCAATACTTTGAATATAAGCAATGGATTTTTCTAAATTGACTCCAACTTGTGATACGTCGTAACCTACTTGTCCAAATGCCTCAGTTAATGTCTTGGCATCTGTCCCTAATATTTGAGAAGCTGCAAATATTTTACTTACGGTTTCTTCGTTTGCAATAAGATTTCGTCTTGCACCAGCTCCAATACCATCTAATGTTCTTACAACATCAGTTATGGAACCACCTAACCTACTTACACTAGCAACCGATTGAGCAATGGCAACATTCATCTCCTCAATCCTTACTCTACCTTGAACAAAACTCTTGTTTAACGCATCGGTTGCTGCAACCATTAAACCAATAGTTTCCGCCATAGAACCTAAAGGATTTTTGAATTTGTTTGCCGCTTCTTGAAAGCCGTCTAAACTATCATTAATGTCTGCCATATATTAATAGGTTTCTATATAAATAGAAGAAGGACTAATTTTTTTAGTCCTTCTTGTTTTCTTCAATCCATTTGTCCAATAAATATTTCCTAATAAAAATTGGCATTTTCTCAAAATCTTGATAAGTTATCTTCATTAAATTATTTAAATAATAAAACTCATCAATTTGACCTTTCCTATAATCAGAAGAAAGGACGAAAAAAGTCTACCCCTAAACCGACATTTACTGTCAATTTTTCTCCTGATGGGGTCATAACTACTCTTTTCATATCTAATCTTGGTTCATTTTGATTCATAAAGTTTCTAAATTCTTTTGAATCCATAATTGGCATTGACTCAATAAACTTTGAAATTTCTGCCTTATCTGAACTACCGTTTATTTCTACTATTTCTTTCTGCATTCTCCACGTAATTTTTGGAACAACTCTTCCTTGTGGATATGAGTCTGCCATTCTTGTGATTTCCATAATTTCGCCATATGATAATGGTTTAACTTTAACAACCGCTTGAGATTTTGATAAAGTTGTTGTAAAAGTTCCATCATCACTTGGTGTTTGACCATTAATAATTTGTAATTGGTCTAACAAAACTGTTGTTTGGAATGGTTTGTTTGTTGTTGGGTCTGTAAGATTTAATGTCATTTCAGGTCCAAAAGCAGTATTTCTTAAAAAGATTAAGATAGCTTCAATATCCCCCTCAATTAAATCTTCTACCCTCATATCAGGTTCATAGATTTTTGCTCTCAACAAGTTAAGAGTTAAATCGGCACCACCGCCCATTAATATATTCTCATCTGAGGCAGTTAGATATCCAACTTTTAAAGATTTCTTTTTGTTTTTGTAAAAAATCCCCCCCGATGGTAAAGGTACCACGTCATGAGGAAGGGTAAAATTTTGTTGACCGTAGTCTGATGTTTGATTGTCCATAAAAAAATAACCGTAAAGTGTTTATGCTTTACGGTTAAATATAATATAATAAATTATTTTATAAATGGTTAGATGTATTTTATTAAAAAATCAATAAACTAACACACATCTATCCATTTGTAACGAAGTTGTGATTGTCGCTAAAGCGTCTGACTTGTAATCTAACGCATTAAAGTTAACGTTTGTTAAGAATGTTCCATAAAGAATCCATTTTTCAACAACAACTCCAGTTGGGTCTAACATTTCCAAGTCAATATCTTTCTTATAACCTGCCGCATAACCCATACGACCTGTAACTGATTCAGCGTGTAAACGAACCCACTCCATTAAAGCTTGAGCTGCCGATGGACCGATTGGGTCTCTAAATGTTACGTTGATTGGATTCCATTTGAATCTACCTGCAACGAATGTTGAAGTATTTAAAAACTGTACCTCTACTGGGTTAATAGCAATCTGTGGTCTTGACGCTGTTTCTACAAACCACTCGTTAATACCTAAACTTGATGGAAACCTTAGAATGAAACGATTTTGACGTTTTGGTTCGTAAGGTATCGGCATTTTCATTAATAAATCAGCCATGTTATTTTAATTTTTTTGTTTTCTGTGTTTATATCTAATAAATATAGTAACTCTCAAAAATTTTTCTATTTACTTTAATTTTGAAAGAATTATTAATTACTTATATTCTTGCTTAATTCCTCCTGCAGTAGAATAAGTTTTAACTATATTATCTGGTTTATTTTTAAAATGTTTATTCATTACTTCTACATTTCTTATATCATCATCTGAAAATCCAATACTAGGTTGCTTAGGAATAAAATTATTAGATACATCATTCTTTAAAAATGCCTTCTTATTTAATACTCCAGACATACCTTTAATATAAGAAACAAAATCTTCCATCGCTTCTACTTTTGCCTCCTCAGGATTAACCGCTCCAGAGTCGTCCCCAAAAGAAACAGGGTGGTACTTATTCATCTCTAAATATGACTTGATTAATTCATCATCAGTCATATCGTCTTCATCAGCAAATGTTCTATATTTTTTTAGATTCTTAACTAAATGGTCTTTGTCTATTCCATTAAATCCGTCTATAATGTAATTGTAAACGGCTTGTTTTAATGTATTAGGATTATGACCTCTCGCAGTAATTATAGAAAAAATTGAACCATTGTTAATAGCTTCTTTAAAATCATTAAATGCGGGACCTAATTTTGCTCTCATTGCATCAACTAAAAAGTCTTTGTCACCAGCGGTTTTAAAGTTTTTAAAAGCATCTTCTGCAAAATCAACAATTGTTTCACCTTTGTAATTAAATGGGTTTTTTCCAATCTCACTTCTATATTCCGCAAAATCTTCAGTACTCATCCCAACTTCATCACCATCTTCAGACTTTAAAATAATCTTTGTTGGCATGTGAACAATGTTATCATCCCAATCAAATGCATAGTACTTCATATCTGGAGTACCCTCATTTTTAAATCCTTCTTTAATTTGTTGTTTCATATTGGCTAAAGGGGGTACATTCGTACCCCCATTGTATTATTTTAGATATTCTCAAACGAAGCTCCTGTTGGAGTTATAAAGAATTCAATGTCAATGAATTCTAAAGCTTTTGTTGGTTTTAAGTATATCTTACCTGTTAATGTATTTCTATCTAAATCTTCAGGTGAAGAAGAAACTGTTACACGGAAATCGTATAAACCTCTGTCTCTTCTGATTGAATCTAAAATAGGGTTAACACTATCTAAGAATTGTTGTCTAACGATTTGGTC